TATTTAAATTAACAATTTGGTTTTGTTGATTTGATGTCCCCCTTATGAAATTTGAATAATGAGATGTCACAAATTGTCTTTCCCAAATCTCATATAAAAACTTTAGTATTTCTTTATTTGAAAATGGAATGTTTGTTTGTGGAAACTCAATAGCATTTATACTAATTAAAGGTGTTGTCTTTTGGCTTTCAATCGGAGTTTGTGATGTAGGGACTGAAAACTTTTGATTCAAACCTTTCATATATTCCTCAACAAATTCTACCTCGGGCCAACTTTCGAACAAATATCCTTGAGTCAAGTCCACAACTGATGGGTCTCCAAGATATGTCAATTGAAATCTACCTTTTTTGTCATCGGGGGATTCAACAAAAAATGAAGGCCAAGGATAAACAGGTTCCTCTGCTGTCGACAGTCCTTGATTCAAGGTCGCCGCGTTTCTAGCAATGTTAACATTATTTCTTACCTCTATGTTTGGTGCTGAAGATACGTTGTTTTGTATTACCTGTTTCCTTACTGGGTCGGTTTTCACGTTCCAAGCATTTATATGAACATCATCTAAAAGTCTTAAGAATCCTTCAGTGTTTGCCATAATTACCGCTATAATGTTCCTTGCGGTAGGATTGAATCCGATACCTAACGATTGACTTTGAATTCGGTTCTTCAAATCTTGGCTTATAGCCGCCTCAAACTCTTGAAGCTTTTTGTTTGCCTCTGTCGTAATTTGATTTATTGTCTGAATAAATCGATTCTTTCCTTCGAATACGAATAATGGTGGGTCCGTTTTTTTCTGATTTCCATCTATTTTTTCTTCTCTTGGGGTGACTTTAAGTTCTATCTGCTGTTTGACTTGTTGTTCTTGTTGAGTAGTTGGTTTGACCACACCTAAGAACTGTTGAGTTGTCTTGGTTAAATTAACATTATTAATGTTAAAGGTGTCCTTCAACATATCATAACCCAAATTATTTAATTTAATTTCTGAAGGTTGTCCCACACCAAACGTGGGATTTTCAGTTAAAATTGAAAGATACTTTGTAAAAATCCCTTTCAGTTCGGTAATAGCCACCTCTTCTTGTGTTAGGTTATTGAACAAATTAGACTTAAAAAAATAAATTCTTGTGTTATTATCTAAAACAATAGCCTTCGGGTCTAAGTATTTGAAGAACCAACTACTATTGTTACCATAAACCTCTTTTTGAAATTCTGTAACTGATTTCAAATAATTTCTAGCGTTGGTTAGTGGTTCTACGTTTACCTTTGGGTATGAGTTGACAATCTCCTGTTGAAATGTATCAAACTTATTAATCAATTGCATTAAGGTAAGTTCAGGAAAATCAGGAGGTATTAACCCTTTTGATTTATATTCACTGTAAACTTCAACAATTTTTTGATAACCTTTTTCGCTCACAAAACTGGCGGAGGTAGACGTTGACGCCTTTGATGGGTCGGTGTTAACATTATTAGTTTGAATGTTACTCTGTTGGGCTTGTAAGTTTTGGTTGGTTGTTGAGCTATTCGATGAGACGTCACTATTGTTAATATTATATCTCTTACCATACATGTGTGGTGTCGCAATCAAGTGTGATATCGAAATCTCATTCAAAACATTAAACTTAAATCCTTTGAACTCTAAACTAACCGTGTAGTTACCAGTCGAACTGTTGAATCTCGCGTTGAACTTTTCTAAGTTAAGTTGATATCTGATTGCCTGACCATAATAACCTTTGAGGGTCAAATAGAATTGTGGGTAAGGTAAATTGAAGAAGGCAGCATAAGGTGAGTTGTTACCTAACTGAAACAAGGCTTTCCCTTGAACATCTTCAAGTTCTATTGATACGGTTGGAATAAAAGATGATGAAACTTTTACATTGATACTTGTGATACCTAATAATCCATTATCTACAACATTTTCTTGGTCGACTACTGTGGCTTGTGTAAACGCTTTTGAACCATTTTGACTTAGATTAACCCTACTTAATGGTTGATTAGTTGCTTGGGATTGTAATGCGTTTTTACCTGTTAACTCATCATAGTATCCTGTTCCAAAATAATTGTTTTGACCAGGTCTTAGAAAATTAATTTTGGCAATAGATACAGTTTGTCTGTTACTGGTACCAGGTGCCGCACCAACAAGTAACTTTGTCCTTGGCAACACATCCGCCTCAAGATTCGCATACATGATGAGATTTTCATGGTCAACCAATCTTTCATAAACTTTACCGTCATTATTTATTGTTCGGTTCGGGTCAACAAGTATGATGTTATTATAGTCAAATTCAACATATATGTTACCGTTGTTATCCGCTTGAATGTTACCTGCCATAATAATAAAAATAATTTTCCAAAGCTCCTTTATAATCCTGTAATGATGGAATCAACGGGAATGGAACTACAAGTATTGCACCATCGTAGATATTGTTTTCTAAACCGCCAAATTGTGGATTGGCTTGTAATATTAACCAACCGAAATATGGAGAGTTGTAGAATTGTTGTGATACCTTATCCAATCTACTTTGTGCAATCTTATAAATGTATGTTTTGTCCGTAGTCTTTTGTGGAATATTCACATATGGAACTACAGTCTGCTCTCCATTTATAAGAAACTCACTATATCTATTATAATAAGGAAATCCCATTAGTTAAGTTTTACTTTCGAAATAAATATTGTTCCTTGGGGGTCGTTCCAAGTTGCTTTATCTGTCGATTGGTTTGTTGATGCTCCAAGAGCTTTGATTAATTTCTTTTCATTATCACTCGGATTAGTATTTAATTCATAATCAAATAGTCTAGTTTTACTTTGGAATGGTGTATATTTTATGAAATTCTTTAGTTTATTTGTTTCCATTTCATTTAGAAATGCTTGAGTCAACGCGTTTTCCTTTTCAAACAATGGTTTCGCAATACCAGTCCAATAATTATCAAACTCTTGGGATATGTTTGGATTACCATTACCCAACAACCTAGTGTTACCAATAATATTACCAATTAACGCATTTTTAAATGTTTGATAATTTTCACTTTTCAAATCATTCGATAATAACATATACTCTCTTTTGAATGGTAGTTTTGTAAACACATCATCTTTAGAATATTGATTGAATACAACACTTTCTAAGGATTTTGCTGTGGTATTTTCTTTCGTTTCACCATAAACCAAATTACCTTTATAAGAGTTTCCTTGATAATTGAATTCTGTTGATGATGTTGACAGAGTATAAAACTCATTCAAATTTGTTTTTATTTTTTTAATATCATCGGTCATTTCTATTTGGGTATTCGCAGCAGTGCTTCCAGCACTTACTTGAGTTGTCCCACTTACTTTATATAATTTTAAAAATCCATTTTTTTCTTGTAATCCATCAAGTTGAGGTGTTCCCAGTCCAGTATTATATGGTGCGGTATTTGCTCGACTTACAAATTGTAAATAAGTTTGTTGAGCATTTACCATGTCTTGATTTATTTTAGTGAGTGCATTTTGGAATGTTCCTTTTTTATTTTTGACATAATTAACAAAATTTTTTCTCAATTCTCTGATTGCCTTTTCGTTGAATTGTCTTTCTGTTCTTGTCATAAAAAACATAAAAGGGTCTTGTGTGGTTTCGTTATTTGACGTTGATTCAATGTTAACCACAAAATCATTTGTCACTTTATCAATAATTTGTTGTATAGAATCTGGTTTTCCAAACAAATAAACATCTTCACTTGGTTCAACTAAAAAATGTCCTTTAGTATAAATTCTTGCACTGCTCCAATTTTGAAGTATAGCATTATTATATTGATTTAGAGCATCTTTACTCTTATTCACAACAGTTTGGAAATATGTTTGTGTTGTTGTAACAAAATTATCCATAAATTGTTGATAAGATATTGTTCCGGTTTCTCCGCTTGCGGTCACTACCGTTGTTATTCTATCACCAATCGTATTTTCGTTTGATTGCCCATTAAGATTTGGAGCCTGATTTACCGTTGGTGCCGCAGCTTGATTAACCAATTGTAAGAACTCTTTATCTAAAACCTTCAAACTATCATCAGTCACATCCGCTCTATCATCCCACATTTCAGTATTAGCATAATAGTTGAATGTTAACGCGTTTTGTAATTTATCAATTGACTCCTTCAATCCACTTCCCCCAACAAACTTGAATGACATCGTAATGTTTGCAATCATAGGTTGAACACCAATACCTTCAGGATTAATATCCAAACTTTCATAAGAAATCTGAAGTCCATCAGGAATGATTTTGGTGTTATAAAAGTCTCCGATTCTCAACACTAATACTGGTGGTGCACCAAATGCAGTATTGACTGCATCGTTAAATTGTAATTCTTGTTTTCCCCCAACTTCTTTTACCGTTGGTATTGTATCACCAGGTCTCATACATTGTTGTAAGAAGGTAAGTCTTGAGTTCAATCCTTCAGGGGTTGTTGAGTGAAACGCTGGTTGGAAGAACTTTAATTTCTCTTTCAGTGAATCAAAAACCATAGGGGTTTCTTCTTTGATAGTTTCAAAGTAATCACACTCAGATAGTAAAGTCCTTAAAACTCTTTTGGTTATGTTGTCAGGTTTTTTTATTTTAGTTTCAATATTTTGTCCTGATATTGGTCTTACGGGTTCGTTACCGGGTCCTCCCGCGGGTTGTGATGGTTGTGCGGGTTGTTGATTTGGAACACCTGATGTTGCAACTATTGATGAAATACTCACTCTTCTACATCCCATAGCACTCAATGAATATATTTGTGAATTGTTGTTAGCAGTTTCACTGTCATCACTATCGCTACAAGTAAAAGTAGTTTCAACAAATTTGCCTTCTTTTGGCTCCCATCTTTTAGCGTTCGCATTTTCACCCTTTGGGATTTGTTTAAACTTAATTCGTCCTAAATTAATAAACTTACTCAAAGATGGTTCTGATTGAAAGAATTTGATAACAGAGTCAATTCTTCTTTCGGATAATGTCAAATTATAAGGAGTAGTACCAGCACCAGACGCACTTCCTTCAAGTGTGATTGTAACAATTCTATTTGGATTATTCTCCAAAGTACTAGCTAATTGAACAAAAAAATTATTTTGAACTTCATCATAGTTTTTGATAACAACATTTGAAAAGAAGTTTTGTAGGTCAGGTTTATTATAATTCGTGTTTCCCGTTTGACCTAAATAAATTGTATAGTATGATGGGTAACTAGATACCGTCCCTTTTACTGGGTCGTTATTTGGAAAATATAAAGAAAAGTTTTGGAATTGCTTCAAATCGTCGCTCGGTGTGTTTTGACTTGGCTCAGCTACCAATGTCGCTTGATTACCTAAGTTGTCTTTTCCAGTTGCAACACTATCCCTGACAAATCCTAATTGTTCTCTACTTAAATCACCTGAATTGATAATTTGTTGTAGTTCGTTTAACTCGCCTGGTGAAACTGTGTAATATTTCTTAGCTAGTTCATATAAATCATATTTTCTACAACCAGCAAAGAAAGATTCTAAAATACTATTAACTCTATTCTTATTTGTCTCATTACTTAAAACCTTATTTACTATAACGTTCAAAACAGACGGATGGTCAACAACAATCTTCCATGTCAAAGAACCTGTTCTTTGTGTGTTAGTATAGGTATATACAGGTTCGGGTCTTCCTAAAAAATCCGTTGATTTCCAGTTTGCACTCACAGATTCATTGAATGTCAACCCATATGGTGGGAACCACATGATTCTTCCACTATTAGGCCCTCTCTCACAAATTGGTAATTCAGCCACACTGAAACCTGGTGTTGCCGATGTTCTCCATGCCAAATTCTCAAGAGAGAACATATATTTTTTGGCGTAAGATACTCCAGCTGCAGTGTCTAAAACTAAGTTTGTAGAATCTTGACCCCCCTCTCTTTTGTTGGGAGCAATGTTTAAGTTATATGTTGAGTCCATTACAGAGTATGCAAATTTTCTACCCTGAGTTGTCATACCATCAGTTTTTTGTAAATCATTGTATTGAAGATATGGAATATCTTTTGCAAATACTCTACAATATTCTGTTCCAACTTCTTGTCCAATTGCACCAGTATAAGTCAACACCCTCGAACCTTTTGTCATTTCATTGTATCCATCATGGAACACCTTACTAACTTGGTCAATCGCATTACCAACGTGTTGTAATCTTCTACCACCTTGAGGTTGGCTATCAATGAGTCTTTGTGTATCATCAAGGATTGAACCTTGTCTAAATTCAATATTTGTAGACTCAGTGCTATTATATGATGATGGTTTGAAATCTTGGTCTTGGTCAGTTATTTCACCACCAATTCCAACTTTCTTACCTGCGTTGTCTTTATACTTCGGAGATACCCAAGTAAATCCTCCTTCGATACCGCCACCATTAGAGTATGTTGGTCCGTTAGGTCCTAATTTAATTTCTCTACTAACACCTTCATAAAGTTGAGCTAACTCTGTTGGTCCATAAACAGGTGTTTCTTGTTCTTGTCCATAAGCATTTGTTGGAATGTCTCCACCAGGTGAAAAAACTCTCGAGGGGTCTGATGTTGTTGAACCCACATAGAAGTTACTGTTTGACTCAATAGTTCCTACTAAAGCACCCGCTAACCTATCGAACACTGTTCTCTGATAATTCGGCTTATATTTGTTATAATCGATGTTATCAAATAATCTCGATTTTTGCCCACCACCAGTGTTGTTCAGAAATAACTGTGAACCCGACTTGTCAGCACCAACTAATCTTGTGAAAAATTTACCAACAGCAGACCTTCTGAACGCGTTAGTTAATTGTTGTATTGTTGTTGGTTGTCTTTGGTTGATTGAAGGGTCGAAGTATGAGCCGGGTATTGTTGATGTTGGTATTATGCTTCCTGCTAATCTCAGAGCAAAATCCGTCGCAGCTAATATAGGATTCGCTGGCACTGTAATCTGATAGTTTGGTTCAATCAACGGGACTCTTCCTGTAATCAAATTAAGAATATCTGTTCCACCTCTCACATTGAACGCATTGATTCTTCCAGTTGTATTTTGTCTAATTCCTGTTGCAATTCTTCTTTGAAATTCACCTCTCAACGTTTCCGCACCTAACTTTGCAATGAATGAATCTTGAGATAAAAGACCATTTGTTCCTTGTGGGTCAGGTGATAATAGAATTGAAACGGGGCTGTAATCCGAAGGAACGAAAGTTGAGGGGTAGGGTTGGTTGTTATATAAGGAAGTTGCTTGTGGTCTGTTAATTGAATCGAAGAATTCAGCGCTATCCAATGGCAACTCTCCTCCATTGGAAAACACATTTAGTGGTTTCCATTTTTGTGATTCAGGGAGAGATTGTCCTAAAATGTTGGCATCTTGATATCCGTATTCACCTTCATTGGATTTTGTATTTAACAGTCCTCCTGGGTCAGGAACTTGTTCATAACCACCCTCATTACCATATCTATTGAGTGGATATAATTTATTAGCAAAACTCGGCTCGTCAATCAAAGAATCGGGAGTATCAACAACTGATGTATCAGATTGAATATACTCATAATTTGTTGGTGGCACAGTTTTTCTAGGAGACTTAGAATATGGTGCTAAGTTCTTCGTTATAAGTTTTTTTCTGAACCCTTCTGAGCTAACTAAATCTAACGGACTACCCATTAATTGTTTTTATTATAAATAGGTTATTCCTATTTTTTATTTTACCCTACCAGGTGTAACTTTAGATTGTTCTGCAACAATTTCGAATATTCTTTCCTTAAGTGTTACTGAACCTTTGTTCAGGATTTCTTCAATAATTTTAGAATCTGCACCTGTTGCCGTTACATTTATATCAATTTTTCCACTTATCGGTTTGACTTCGATAGTTTCGTTTACAGTAACGCCTCCTCCCGTTCCTCCAGTTTTTCCTGTTGAAACGCTTTCAGCTGCTTTGTTTCTACCAAATATAAAGTCTTCATTTATCTTAGTGCCAGGAGAACCTTTTTTTGGTTTGGTTTCTTCTAACTCAGGGCTTGTTTTTTCTGGTTTCAAATCTTTGAATAATCCTTCTATCGATTTCATACTAATTGGTAAAGCCCCTTTACCTAATTCATCAAAAATTGTTTTCGCTCCTCCTATGAGCTTCGCACCTGTTTGTTTTGCCGTTTCTACTATATTGTTGTAAATTTCCTCTCTTTTTGCTGGGTCATCTTTGGCAGCATACAAGTCTTTCGAAAGTTTTTCAAATCTATTGGTCAGAGTTTTATCTCTATCTGTTTTTTCTGCCGCACCTCTTAGTCCCTCTCTCAATGATTTTGTCGTTTCTGAAAGATTTTTAATTGCTGTTGGGTTGCCAGTCATGGCTCTAAGAATTTTTTCATTGATTTCTCTCAGACTAGCCGCCATACTCTCTTGAGTGCTCAGTTGGTTCCTTTGAACATCTTCTATAGTTTCAGGTTTTGTTTTTTCAGCGTCGAGTGTTGCTTTAAGTTGTTGTTCATTTACGTCTGCCAACCTTTTGTATACATCTTTACCATCTTCTTTCACTTTTATCTCATACCCCTCTTTACCCATTCTGGATAAATTCGTAATCAACTTTTGGTCATCTTCACTGAATCCAGCTATCTTACCTGTTTTTTTAATATCACCTAATCTTTTATCAAAATCTGCAGCTGAAAGAGCAGCTTCTCTCATTGCCTTGGCACTTACACCTGTTTGTGCCTCCATTTCCCTTAAAGTTAGAATCCCTTGTGGGTTTATTTTGAAGGTTTTTGTTTGTTCATCAAAATATGTGAATTGTTTTGCAACGTTGATTAACGAGTCTTGTAATCCAGATGGGTCATTAATGGATTGATTCATTAACATGAACGGGTCTGTTAAATTTCCTGCGGAAACACCTAATCGTTGGAAAGCAGACGCCACCTCAATCGCCTTATCGGGGTCCAAAACTTTGTCAGCCAATTCGAAAGTTTGTTTCATGTCAAATCTTAACATTGATGCTTGTGCCGCCATTTTCGTCAAACCTTGAACTCCTCCGGCAAAATTGAAACGTGATAATTGGTCTGTGTTAGCCAAAACGTCTGCCATAACATTTTTAGCATTAACACCAATACTATTGGCATAATTTATTGATTCCAACACCTTTTCAGATATGTCGGAATACATGACACCAACTTTGGCAAAAGAATCCACAATGGTTGTAACGTCCTTATTTAATATCTGACTAGTTGAGAATAGTTCTTTAACATCTTCTTTCGATGCTATAACGTTTCGTCTGGATGCTTTAGCAACTGATTCTAATGTTTTACCCGCATCTTCAAATTTACCTCCAAGTCCTTGTATTTCGGGTCCAACGTTGGTAAGCTCCGTCATGAATTCTTGAACCCTGGCTCGGTTGCCTATAAAAGATTTATTTAAACCGTCTGCAGCTGCCGTTATTTTGTTAATTGCGTTAGGAATTTCATAGATGGGGTCTAAAAGTCTTGTAAGTTCTGCTTTTAATTCAGTTACAACGGTTTTAATATCTTTAATATTATTGAGTTCTTTTTCACTTGATGAACTAACACCTTCAGCTTGCATAATAAATTATCTTTTCTTATAAATAGATAAAGGACTAAAATTTAGTCCTTTCTATTAGTTTCTATCCATTTATCCAAGAGATATTTTCTCATAAAAATTGGCATTGAGATAAAATCTTGGTATGTAATCTTTAGTAATGTATTCAAATAAAAGAATTCATCGAGTTGTCCTTTCCTATAATCAGAAGAAAGGGCGAAAAAATTCAACCCCAAAACCAACATTAACCGCTAGTCTTTCTCCTGATGGGGCTGTTACTTCTTTGAACATGTTAAGTCTTGGTTCATTCTCGTTCATGAACGTTCTTATGTATTTTGAGTCTGATATAGGCATTTGTTCAATAAACTTAATAATTTCTACCTTATCTGTAGTTCCATTAATTTCAACAATCTGTCTCTGTAATCTCCAAGTAATTCTTGGCGCAACTCTACCAACAGGGTAGCTGTCAATCATTTTGGAAATTTCATTAATTTCACCATAAGTTAATGGTTTCAACTTAACCGTAGCACCTGACTTTGGTAGTGTTGTTACAAACGTTCCGTCTTCTGATGGTTCTTGTCCTTTAATAATTGGAAGAGAATCAAGGACTATTTTAGCCGAGAATTGTTTTTTTGTTGTAGGGTCTGTCAAAGACATGTCTATTTCAGGACCAAAAGATGTATTTCTTAGAAACACCAAAATAGCTTCGATGTCTCCTTCCAACAAATCATCTATTCTAACATCCGGTTCATAGATTTTAGACCTCAATAAAGTTGCTGTAATGTCATCAGCACCTCCCATGAGAATGTTCTCATCAGATGCTGTCAGATATCCAACTTTGAGTGCTTTCTTTTTATTTTTATAAAATGCTCCTTGTGATGGTAGGGGCACCATGTCGTGTGGTAATGTGAAATTTTCTTGACCGTAGTCTCTTGTTTGATTTTCCATATAAAAAAAATAACCGTAAAGTTTATGTCTTTACGGTTAAATATAATTAGTATTGATTTTTTGTATATAGTATTAGTATACTAACACACAACGGTCAGGACGAAGACTGGCTGAAATGTCTGCCAAAGCGTCTGTGTTGTAAGCTAACGTTCCAAAGTTTACACTTGTTAAGAATGTTCCGTATAAAATCCACTTTTCCACAACAACTCCTGTTGGGTCCAAAAGTTCAAGGTCGATATCTCTCTTATATCCCGCAGCATAACCCATACGACCTGTCACAGATTCAGCGTGTAAACGAACCCACTCCATAAGTGCTTGAGCAGCAGAAGGACCAATTGGGTCTCTGAATTTAACGGGGATTTCGTCCCAAGTGAATCTACCAGCTACATATGTAGAAGTATTTAAGAATTGAATTTCTGTAGATTGAATTTTGATTGATGGTCTTGATGTTGATTCAACAAACCACTCATTTATACCCAAGCTCGAAGGAAATCTTAGAATGAATCGATTCTGGCGTTTCGGTTCGTAGGGTATCGGCATTTTCATTAATAAATCAGCCATGTTATATTAGTTTTGTTTTTTCTTGTTTATATGTTATAAATATAGTCTTGTGGAAAAATATATTACTTTACTTTTTTTTCTAAAAGAATATTCTTTATTTAACTTCCTTTTTAAATCCTCCAGCTGTAGAATAAGTCTTAACTAGATTATCTGGTTTATCTTTAAAGTGTTTACTCATTACTTCTACGTTTTTAGGGTCATCGTCTGAAAATCCTATAACTGGTTTAGCTGGAACGAATTTATTACCTATATCTTTTTTAAGAAACGCTTTCTTATTTAATACAGCAGCCATTCCTTTAATATAACTCACAAAATCGTCCATCGCCATAACCTTTAATTCTTCAGGACTAGCCGCACCCCCTTCGTCTCCAAAAGAAACGGGGTGGTATTTGTTGAGTTCTAAATAAGACTTGATTAAATCATCATCACTCATCTCTTCCTCTTCGACGAACGACCTATATTTTCTGAGGTTCTTCAGGAGACTCTCCTTACTAATACCATTAAAATCATTTATAATGTAATTGTATACAGCTTCTTTTAGTGTGTTGGGGTTGTGACCTCTGGCTGTGATGATAGCAAATATTGAACCATTATTGATTGCTTCTCTAAAGTCATCAAAAGCTGGTCCAAGTTTGGCCTTCATTGAGTCAACCAAAAATTGTTTGTCTCCCTCAGTTCTAAAGTTTCTAAAAGCATTATCGGCAAAACCTACAATAGTCTTACCTTTATATTCAAATGGACCCTTACCTATTTTACTTCTATATTCTGCAAAGTCTTCTGTGCTCATACCTATCTCATCTCCGTCATCTGTTTTAAGTATGATTTTGGTTGGCATGTGAACAATATTATCGTCCCAATCGAACGCATAATATTTCATATCTGGACTATTTGGTTCTTTAAAACCTTCTTTAATAACTTTTAACATATTATATAAATATCCTTTTTTAATAAAGGGCAAATAACTCAAACATTCTTGTTCCGTTTTCGAATTTTCCTTTGATTCTTTTGTCATCAGGGACATTGTTTTTCACCCCAATGTTTACACAAGATTCACAAGTTTTCTCATCACTCAGGTTAACTGCAAATGTCAACCTTTTGACAGGTTCTTTGGTTTCATCTAAACTAAAAGTCAATTCTCGTTTATCCATGTCAATATTCACAGAATCAAAATCAACTTTGAGACCGACTGTTTTACTTCTTATATTATCCAAAAACTCCTGTAAATCTTTACCTGTTATCTTTTCTTTCTTTTTTGATGGGACGTTTGTAGTTGGTTCCGAAACAACTTTATCAGTTGATTTCGTAACAGATTTATCAACCACCTTTGAAGGGATAGTCGTAACTACATTGTTTAGAGATGATTTCCAATCTTGCTTAACCTTATTCCAACTTTCACCATTCATTAACCTTGAAATTGCAATTGGTCTGTATCGCCATATGTTTTTGTAATTATCATTATAATCACCAGATTTATACTGAGAATCAACTACATTCAAATATTGTTCATAGTAATCATTTATGTTTGAACAATTTTTTTTAATTAATTTTATAGCATCTTGAACATTCTTGTTTTCCAATGGTTTATTAACAATGCTAAGTCTATCAATCGAAGGGTCAATTGCGTTCGCCAATCCAGCCACCCATCTAAAAAACATTCCTTTTTGACCGGAATCAGCCTGAAAAGCATAAGACCATAACTGTGCTTTGAAAGCATCACTCATATTATTCCAACAATCAAAACCTATTGTATTTTCAACATAGTTTTTAAATAGATTCAAATTTTCAGAACCATTATATGTTTTCCCCACAATTTTACCCAGCTCCATATACGAAAAAACTGATTCTATTTTTGAAATGAAACCAGCAACTTCTTTAGGTATAGAGAATGAAGAAGATTGTTCTGTCACCAATCCATACATTCTACGGATTTCATCGATTTCTGATTCACTGATAATCAATTTTTTTCTCATAACATATAAATACCTTTATTAAACAAAAATCCCCCATTTGTGGTGGGGGATTTTGAAATACTATTGATAGTATTAAATATTCTCAAACGAAGCTCCTGTTGGAGTGATGAAGAATTCGATGTCGATGAATTCTAGTGCCTTCGTAGGTTTTAAGTAAATCTTACCTGTAAGTGTATTTCTATCTAAGTCTTCAGGTGAAGAAGAAACTGTCACACGGAAATCGTATAAACCTCTGTCTCTTCTGATAGAATCCAAGATTGGGTTAACACTGTCTAAGAATTGTTGTCTAACGATTTGGTCGTTTTGTTCGAACAATAATCTTACAGCCACCGCTGAAATCAACTTACGAGCTTGTAATAACAATCTTCTAACGTTTAATCTGTTAAGAGCGGTATCAGCAACTTGTAAAGTTTTGTTACCCCAAATTACAGTTCCTACATCAGAGAAAGTTGCGATTGGGTTGATTCTACCTTGATATAAAGTATCTCTATCTTCTTGAGTTAGTTTAACTCTTGCTTTAACAGAATTAACAAGACCTCTTGTGTAACCCGCTGATGCAAACCAAGGGAATGCGATGTTATCAGTTAATGCTAAGTTTCTACAAACTTCACCCGTTGCTGGTAAGTAGATTTGAGTATTGTTAACAGTATCTCTTGTTAATATCCAAGGATAGTAAGTCGCTGTGTAGTTTGAATCAATTCCTGTGTTATCGAGAGCGTCAACAGCTTCTTGTGGATAAACAATATTTTGAGGGTCAGTTGCATCTGGTGAGAACATATCGTAGTCAGGAGTTGTTGTGATATACACAGAATCCGCTCTTTGATATTGAATCATGTCGATTGCCGCCTCAACTAAGTTAGAGTTATCCACATAGTTAATTGATGCAGTTGCAAACACGTTGATATTTGTAGATTCAGGGTTAGCGTATGTCAAGATACCAAGTAAGTAAGCGTAGTAGTCAGTATTAGCAAAATCACTTCTGTTATTCTGAACAACAATTCTCTTGAATAAACCATCACCAGTTGCTGTTGGGTATCTTTGGTCAGGAGCGAAACCTGCCATGAAACCTGAAGCACCTAATTGGAATCTGTCTTCATTAGTTCTGAACTCTCTATAGATATCCCACCCGTCAAATCCACCAGCAAAACAACAAGTGTATTTTCTAGCGTAAATGAAATAGTAAGGGTTTTCTTGAGACTCAGGGTCATTTCTGAATTCAGCCACACCACACTCAAAAGCGGTTTGACCACTCGTATCGTAGATGTTACCGATAGTAACTACAGTTGCTCCCGAGTCCATATGGAACCCTTTTGAAAGATAATTCCAAGGAATTGACTCAGTTGCTTGAGCCCAATCAGTTGTAGGGTTTTGTTGACCTTTATATTGTAAGAAAGAATCATCAATACCAAACTGAGTTGAGAATCCTAAATAAGTTCTTCTTACAACATCTCCAGCTGATTCAACAGCATTTGAACCACCGGAGTTAGTTCCAAAAGGAGGGTTGTAAATAACCTCACCAGGGAAGTAGTATTTTGTTTTGTATATAATCATAGGAGAAGGATTCGACATTGAATCATATTCTCTCTGTGTGTATCCATTGAAACCACAAGGTAAAGCATCTATAGGAGCTCCGTCAGCCATTTCAACCATAATGTATTTTGACACTAAAGCATATTCGCCGTTTGAGGTTCCGATTCTAACACCAATAAAGTTGTTAGTTGCTGGGTCTAGTGTGCAATTTGTATATTTTTCAATAACCACAGGATTTTGGTCTGTATCAAAGAAATCTCTAACCAAGACATCGAATGTCATATTGTTAAAAGAAATGTTTGCAATTGAAACTTTTACTTCTGTATTAGCAGCATCCCCGTCAGAGATTGAAATAAATCTAAATAAATTATAAACTCTGTTACCTCTCAATTCCGAAACAAAGTAAGGAGTTTTTGGTGACTGATATTGCTGTAATTTCCAAGCAATAGTTGTTGTAGATGTTGTATCTCTAGCTTCAGGTAATGCAACCAATTCACAGTTTAAACCTCTGATATAACTTTGATTGAATGCGTAATTTAAAGAACCTGGATAAATTTCTTCAACAAACAAAGGAACTTCATTTCTTGATTTCCCAAAGTTATCAACACCTAATACCTTAGTAAGATATTTGGATGACGATGCCAATAGAGAAGTCTCGAAAGAGAAAACGTCAGCATCTTTGGTTACACCTGAAAGTAGGAAAG